ACCATCTAAAGCAGCATGGTTGGATTACCGTCAAGCATTAAGAGATGTTCCTCAAACTTTTTCTTCACCAGAAGAAGTAATTTGGCCAAATAAACCAGAGTGAAATATTGATCTTCAGCCTTAAATAATCTTAAGGCGAAATGCAACAAAACGAATCAACAGAAAAGTTCGTCCAATTTTGGAACGATCAAGCTCTAGATACACACCATGATATTATCATCAGTGTTGATTATTCATTATACAATACTGATGATACACCAAGTTGCGGATTCTGTATAGCTTTATTTGAGAGCATTAATAACAAACCAAGAGGCGGGGGAATTAGATATAGCCTCGCCTATACTCCAAGTGAATCAAGAATTTGCGAAGAACCAACATTAAAGGGTCTGGAAGCGGCTGTATATGGTATTGGTTTTGATATAAATGGTATTTTTGCAAAAAGAACACCATATGTTCAAGGTGTGGAACACACAACAGCTAATTCAATTTGTTTAAGAGATGGAATTAAAAATGATTATAAGGTTCTCAAACAAACAGAAAATCTTCAATATACCCAAAATTTTACAATAGCCCAACAATTAACTTCTACACAAGAAGAAATCGTATATAAACAAGCAAGAGTTGTTTTTTCCAAGTGCATGAGTTACTTGAGAGTTCAAGTAAAAAAGGACAACGAAAAAGAATTCACTACAGTATTGGAAAAATATCTTCCAATATATGATAAAAAATCAGTCAAGGTTGGATTGTTCTATACTTCCCTAGATCAACACAGTAGATTCAATGTTAAACAATTCAACGTTGCAGGATTTCCAGCAGAGATAGAAGAAAAAATAAACACGGTCTGTGTTCAAGTTATAAACACAGAAGCGAATTTAAAAGGAAACAAACTACCTTCCAATGGAAAATGGATTGCTTCTTCCCAAGAAAAAGGATTTAATATATATAAATTCAATGGAAAAGAATTTGTAAAAAATCAACAATTTAGAAGCACAAATACTTTAAAAATATTAAATTACCATGAAAATTTAATATTCACAAAATCCGAGAATAAAGTAATCGTTTACGAATTTCTTGGAAACAAAACGATAAGACAAAATACAATCACTCTTCCATTGAGTAGTGATGAAATTACTTCTTGTGCAGGATATGGAAATACTCTTGTTATTGCATCTTCCTCTACTGGAGAAAACCACCATGTTTACAATTATGTAACAGATTCCGATGTTCTCTCCACAATAGGTACTTGGAGATTCTATCAGACATTTAATTCAACAGTAACTGGTCTAGGAACAAATATTGAAATGAGTGAGAACTACCTTCTCTCTTATTCTTTGGATAACAAAATAGTTTCTTTTAAAAAAGATCCAGACTTCGGATACCAATACCATCAAACTATAAATCCCCCTTATAGTGGTGCAAAGGGATTTGGTTATTCCATGAGCATTCAGAATGACAATGAAATGATTGTCGGTGCTCCATTTGGAGAGAAGAGATATATAGGAGGGAACAATCAAGGAGAGGCATTCCATTATGTTCTTTCTCCCGTCACTAAAGAATGGATTCTCATTTCGGAAATAGGACAATATTTCGACATGGATACATTGTTTGCTGCATTTGGATATTCCGTTAAAATTGCTGGAAGACGTGCAGCAGTATCTGCCCCATTTGAGCCATTTTATTTGGACGACTATCCATTACTGGAAGTTGCAAACCAAGGCAAGGTTTATTTGTTGGAAAAAGATCAATTCGGATACTTTACAAATAGAACAATTTATTATCCTACTTCTGTTTCTTTGACGGATGCAGAGAGAAATTATGGAACACAAGTAAACATTTTTGGGGATATTCTTGTCGTTGGTGTTCCATTTTCTGAAAGTGTTGATAATGATGTAATAGAAATTTATAATTTGGGTTGCCCTGCACTTTCCGCGCCTATGTTAAGGCCGACTCCGACAGCAACCTCTGCGGCGACACCATCTCCAACACCAACTAATACAGTTACTCCAAGTGTAACACCAACAATGGGGGCAACTTCAACACCAACTCCGACCCCAAATGCATCTCCAACACCCACACCAACTGTTACTCCCACAAACGTTGTATTGGGTGCTGGAATAGTGACTTTGATTGATGGGATTCAAATAACGGAAATAAATGGCGATGATCTATATCCATTGAAGGGCATAGTAAGCTTTGAAGATTTCCAAGTCCAAGGATTTGATGATCAAGATATGAATCCTTTTTAATTTTTTTTGAAAAAGTGAGTGCTTAGATATAAATAAAAGTATATGGCCGTCGATTTTTCACAATTTTCACAAAAAACATCAGCAGTTTCCACGGATTATCTTGTTGGATACGATCAAAATGAATCTGGTGGTGAAAAGAAATTCACCCTTTCAACAATTGCAAATGCTGTGAGTGGGATAATGCAATCGGAACTTCAATCATTGGTAAATCAAAAAGCTGTACCGACTGGATCTGTTACATATTATTCATTATCAGCTGCACCAACTGGATGGATTGAATGTAATGGGGCCACACTATCAGCATCAATGGGGTCATCTTATACTAATTTAAGAACTCTTCTAATAAATGATGGATATAAATTCGGATCAAGTGGAAGTGATCCAAAAGTTCCAGATTTAAGAGGTAAATTTATTAGAAGTAATGGATCAGATGGAACTTATTCTTCTGGAACATTTGGTGCAACACAGGCTGATGCTGTAGAATCTCATACGCACGGCATTGCTTCTTTCACTAATATCCAATCCGCTTTTACGGGACCTCGAAGTGGGACGTATGGATCTGGTGACACACAAACTACGACTCAAACCACTGGGCAAACGCCAGCAGGCTCGACCGAAACCCGTCCAGCAAACTTAGCACTTCTTGCTTGCATTAAACTTTAAAAGATATGAGAAAGACCAAAACAGTTTATTCGTTTGATGGAAAAGGAGTATTTACAGGCACTGATATAGCCTTTGAATCATGGGATTTGAATGGAGTATTTCTTCTTCCTGCTAACTCAACAGAAGTAGCCCTGACAAATATTCCCGAAGGACATTTTGCAAAATGGAATGGATCTGAATGGGAGTTTGAAAGCGTTTCAGAATTAATTCCGAAGCCTGAACCAAAACCTTCTATTACTTGGGAACAAATTAGATCACAAAGAGATAATCTTTTAACAGCTTCTGATTGGTCTGTTGCTTCTGATGCTACTCCAAAGCCTTCCAAAGAAGCTTGGCTAACCTACAGACAAGCTCTCAGAGATGTTCCACAAACATTCTCCACACCAGAAGAAGTAGTTTGGCCAAATAAATCAGAATAATAACATCAACATTGCCCTAAATAATTAATATGGCAATGGATTGTACAACCTCTTTACCAGTTTCTTCTTTCTACAGTAGCAACCTCAATAGCATCATGGATAGCTATGAGAGAGTTGGGCAAAGAATATGTAGAAGTCTTGGTGCTCCAATGATCAATCTGGAAGTCCACGATGATCAATTAAATGAGTTTATTTCTATAGCTGCGGAAATGTTCACAAGATTTGCAGGATATACTAGGGAATATCTTGTGTTTGACAGTAATCTTTATGAAAGAGACAAGGGGATTAGACTCGATGTATTGTTCTCTCTTTCTAGGGATTTCAATGCAAGACTGGAAATAGAAAACCCAAACAAAGATGTTCAAAGAGCATATACCATTGGTAAAATGGTAATTGGAGATCCAAATGCCCCTTGGATTTATCAAGTGGCTAAACAAAACAGTGTTGGAAAACCTGTTCTCGATCTTCTTAATTCATACGACTACATGATGGATAGCTATAGAAAGGTTATATCTGTAACGGATTTTGAAGAGGGTTCCACAACTGGAATCAATACACTATTCACAATTGAACAAACTCTTGCACAACAAACATATTTCTCATATTCAATGGGGAACTATGGATTCGATCTTGTTTCTTGGAGTATTCTTAAAAATTGGTTGGAAGATAGAGAAAAGATGCTTGCATTAAGACGTGACATTCAGTTTGATGAAAGAACCCAATACATGAGAATCACACCACAACCTAAAATGGGTTCATCTCCTTCTAGATTTTGGGGTGCTGTTTCTTGTTATGTTGAAAGACCATTATCCGATATTATCAAGGAACCTTGGGTATATCAATACGCACTCGCATTAACTAAAATTTCAATTGGAAATGTAAGAGGAAAATATACTAACACGGCCCTATTTGGTGGTGGTGTTATTAACTATAACGACTTACTCTCCCAAGGTTTGAAAGAAAAAGATGCCTTGGAAGCTCAATTATATACTGGCGCATCGGCAGGGATGGGAGCAAGTGACCCAATTTTGTTCTGCGTTGGGTAAAATTTTAATAATAAATAACTTATGTTTGGTGGAAGAGTCCAATTTGAAGGAAACTACGAACCACAAAAAGGTTTGAACGATATGTTTTCACAAATGAAAGATATTCTGAACCATCATGCTCCTCAGAAAGAACCAGAATATATTTCAGGTGGATTGCACCCCATGATTTCTGTTGATCAAGCAGCAAAGGAATTACTAGAAATGTTAAAAGGTGCTGCGATATGAAACTCACATCGATTAACAAAAAATTCAAACAAGGAATTTATAAACCAGTCAACGAGAAAAAATATAGGGGAAATGATTATCCAAGGTTTCTTTCATCTTGGGAATTAAAACTATTTCGTTGGTGTGATGCAAATGATGATGTGATTGAATGGTGTTCAGAAGGAATTGCAATACAATACCAAAATCCAGTAACGGAGAAAACTTCTGTTTATTTTCCAGATGTTGCAATAAAAATGATGGTAAATGGAGTATTAAAAAAATATCTTGTTGAAGTAAAACCGCACAGACAAACCATAGATCCAAAGACAATGGATCACGGTAGAAAACGCAAGAAGACAATAATTTACGAAAGTTTAAATTACTTAAAGAATCAAGCCAAATGGTCGGCTGCACGGTCTTGGTGCTCCAAGATGAATTATGAATTTACAATTTTGACGGAAAAAGAACTTGGAATTTGATAGCAAGAATATAAATAAATAAAACATATGGCATTTAAACTATTAGTTGATCAATACGCAGATAACGAGGAATTCGAAATCATAAAAGAAGAAACCAACAATAAATCAAGACCTTCTTATTATGTAGCTGGACCTTACATGGTGTGTGAAGAGGTTAACAAGAACAAACGTGTGTATGATCGAGAGGAAATGCGAAGAGAAGTTCAACGTTATACAAGTGAAATGATTCAAGTAAAGCGTTCACTCGGAGAGCTTGGGCATTCGAGCCAGGCTGAGATTAATCTGGATAGAGCGTGTCATTTAGTTACTGAATTGAGGAACGATGGTAATACATACATCGGAAGATCTAAAATTCTTTCCACTCCTTGCGGGATGATCGTTCAAGCACTGATTGATGATGGTGTTCGTATTGGCATGTCTACAAAGGCTCTTGGAAAACTCGCGGAGCAATATAATGGTACAAATCGTGTGAGTGACTTCAGACTAGTTGGAGTTGATTGCGTTGCTGATCCATCTTGCCCCAAAGCATTTGTTAATGGTATCCTAGAATCAAAAGAATATGTTCTTGCGGAAGATGGTTCCTTTGAAGAATCGTATGATTCATTCCAAGAACGTATTTCCAAACTCCCAAGAAAAAATGTGGAAGATTACTTGAAAGATCAAATTTTGGAATTCTTTTGTAAGATTTCCAAAGTAATGTAATTATTAGAGTTCGTAATAACTCTTTTTATTCTTGCTCAATTCAAGTTTATTGATAAACTCTTTCAATAAAATAAAAACATCATCTGTTGTCATTATTTGAGATATTTTCGACTCAACTACTCTAACCCAAGTTTCGCTATTGTCCTCGTATATATCATGTAACATCTCATGTATTACTGTCGGTACTATTTCCCTTCTGTGATCAATCGATATATCATCACCAGAATTCCACATACCCCTAGTACGGTTCATTTTTTTCAATTTAAAAAAACCAACTGGTTTCTTTTTAATTTTTTTTACAATATCTTTGAAAATAGATCGTAACATATTTTCATCCATTTCTTTTGGATTGAAATTTTTATCCATCTTCATCAAAGTATTTATATAGGAAAATATGAAATTGTCAATGCTTAAAAAATGAAATAACCATGATAAATAGTTTAACTCAATATCATGGATTTTTCCGCGAATCATTTTACACCGATCATTGTCGCTCTTATCACTGGCATCGTATCTCCATTGTGTCTACAAATTTTTCAAAATATACAAAATAAGAAAAATGAAAAAAAGAAACAGAGTCTAAACAAACAACATACCATAGAAAACGGGGAACTTATACTTTCAAAATTGGAATCTATAAGGGAAAAATTTAAATGTGACAGAGTGTGGATAGCGGAATTTCATAATGGGACGAAAACATATTCAGGAAAGAGTTTTCAAAAATTTTCAATAACATATGAAGTTGTTAGCCAAGGAATAGCAACAGAAGCTATCAATACACAAAGCATTCCAACATCAATATTTTCCCCATTCTTTAAAAAATTAATAGAAGAATATTATTGCCTAATAGAAGACATCAATAACCCAAATGATCCGATATGTGTATCAATGAAAAGCTTTTGGGAAAACAGGGGAATATCAAGTTTCATTGCAATATCAATCAAAGACATAAGAAATAATTTTGTAGGGTTTCTTTGTTTAGATGGCGTAATAAATGACCTAAATATATCAAATGATGATATACAGAAATTAATAGTTAATGCATCAAATTTTGCTGGATATTTGGAAACGGAAACATGATTATAATTACCTCAACCATTTTATCTTATGTATTTGGATGCCTGATAGGTAAAAAATTGTTGAGTTTATTTTTATCATATAGAGATTATCTAAAATCTCTTGACATATAGTTTCTTTAGATAAATATTATCATACACACTTTCAACAGAAAGGAGACACACATACACATGAACAAAAACGCATACGAAATCCGTTTGGAACTTCTTCAAATGGCACACAGCGATGAATACAACAAGTATCATCACAAGCTCGATACAATTCGTAATGATAAGGGTTTCTTGGATAATGTTGATGCTATTGATGCATTAACACCAAAGACATCCGATATTATTGCAAGAGCAGAAGAACTGTACAAGTTTATTTCTGAAAAGTAATTACAACTTGAACAAATATAAAAACCCCTTGAGCATTAAAAACTCAAGGGGTTTTTTTCTTTTTCAATACGCAATTTGGAACCATCTTCTTTCCTTTTTTCTTAATACCAACTTGTTTATATTTTTTCCAACAAGCTTCTTTTAAAATATTTTCTATGTGTTTATCAAATCGCATATTTTATTATATATTTAGGAAATTATGAATAAATAATTCAATAATGTTTACTTTTAGAGAATTTTTAGTAGAGAAAATAGTAGGTAATGCTGGATGGGTTTATCATAGAACAAAAAATAATCCAGAGGGATCTAATATTATTACACACGGTATTAACCCATCCACAAATGCTAGTGCTTTGTATGGTAGGGGTTTGTATTGTTGTTACGACTTGGATCAGCAACTAAAACCAAACATGGAAAAATATGGTGATTATATTTTAAAAGGTAAAATTGACTTGAATGGTTTTGTAATACTAGATGAAGATATATATCAATTAGCCAATCCAAAAGGAATATTTGAAAGCCATCTTAAAAAAATAGGAACAAGTTTAATGGAGGTAAAAGATAGATCCATAGCACCATATACATCTAGAATAGCTCAAAGAATATGGGAACGTTGTAAAAGGAATGGCTACAATGGTATAATTTTTACAGGTGAAACGGATGGTAAAGTTGCTGTTATATGGAACAGAAGAAACTTCATACCTTATCAATATAGTGAAAATAATGGAATGGTGTGGAAAAGATTAAATCCAGATATAGCATCAATTAAGAGATCACATGATCCATATTATGATCGAGATACACAAACCATGAAACATAGGGATATGTTTAAAGGATTTCATGATAGAGAAAAAATTCTTGATTTAAATGCACCAGCAGATTTTAATGGTTCAATAATTTTAAAAAAGGTAAAAGAAAGTGGAAATATATATGCGCGTAATGCGAGAAAAATAGAACTACCGCTTTTAAAAAATAGTGGGATGATTGATGTGGAATATACAAGTGAATTAATTTTACCAGAACTTGAAAACAGTTCACACATCAGAGCTACTCGTATAACAAAAATAGAACTTCCAAATTTGTTAATTTGTGGAGATTTGGATTTCAATATGTTGAAAAAATTTGATTTTCCAAAATTAAAAAGATGTTTAACTATTACCGCCACCATAGCAAAAGAAATAGATTTACCAGAATTGGAAAGATGTTTTAACATTTACACAAATTTGGTTGAAAAAATAAATTTACCAAAATTGGAAGTAAGTAAACATATTTTTGTTAGCACTGCAAATGAAGTAAATTTGCCAAAAATAGAAAAAGCTGAAGTTATTGAATTGAACAATATTTCGGAAGTATACTTACCACAATTAAAAAATTGTTATAGAATTGAAGCCAGCAAAGCGATAAAATTAAATCTACCAAAATTGGAAGATTGCGTTGGCATTGTTGCTAGTATAGCAACAGAAATGTTTATACCCAAATTACAGAATGAGAGAGGAGATATTTTTGCTCCTAGATTAAAGAAAATAATTGTTTCAAGCGATTTTAAAATAAAAATAACAGATACTATTCCAGAAGATTGTGAGATAATATATGCGGAAAATGCTCCACAAATAAAAGTAAACGAAGACGTTACATTTAAAAAGTATTTGATGTTGAAGGAAAGTCTTGTTCAAATTCCTCTTGACTCCGCATATGATATATTCAAGAACGAATATGACAAGTCAACAGGAGCAAGTTGGACTTATGACAAGTTCATGGGAAGGGCGAGGAATTGGGAGTTTTATGGTGATGAGAAGGGATATGTTGCAATAAGAAGACAAAGATCTGGTCTTGTGAAACTTGTAGGAATGGCAGGAGACAATAGATCCAAACTCAAGGGAATCAATGATCTCATATCAATGAAAATGCCTTTATGGGGAATGGTGAGTAAAGACATAAAGGATATTGCGGTAAGAAGAGGAATGAGAGAGCCAAACTTCCTTGAAAGACAAGTATTAAAGAGAAGTATACCACCAGAGGTATTAGGTGGAGCAGAGATACTTGAATACCAAAAGGACGGTGGTATAAAGCTACAATATCCAGATGTTGGAGTTGTCGTTAAATATCTTGTTGGAACTCCAGAGTATTATGCTAAACTAAGAGAAATGTTTGGGGATAAATTAAAGGAGAAAATACTAGGATGATCACTTTTAAAAAATATATTCTTCTCAACGAATGGACGAGGGAAATAATGCCAAAAGTTTATGAAGCATTGGAAAAGTATGATGATCCAATGGTTGGTGTTCATTTTTCAAAAGGTGTTCCTTATGATAGAGATAATAATAGAAAAGCTCCCCATATTGGAATCACCGTAAACCCATTTCATAACGATCCAATTGGAATATACGCATTTCCAAAGGATTATGTATTGGGTGGTGGATTAGAAAAGAATGCGGGTTTCAGAGAATTTGTTGATTATTATATAGTTAAACCATCGTCAAGAGCGAATATATTAAACTTATCCACAATGAGCGAACAAGATGCTATTGATATACTGAAGAAGATGGGAATAGGAGAGAATGCCTATCGCAATCAAAACGTATATCATAGAAGTGGAAAAATGGATGTTGGGCATAGGTTTTGGGGAACACTGGAAGTGATGAGAAAGCAGATATATGGAGAGCATTCAAAGAATGTATCTTGGAATAACTTGTTTAAGAAGACAGGATACAATGTATTATATGATGAAGGGGATGGTATAATCCACTCAAACGAACCGAATCAAATTATATATCTTGAATCCTCCGCAATGGAAATACTGGAACAAGGGACACAAGATGATCCAAGGAACAAAATATATTCCTTTTTCATTAAACAATTTCCAGAACTAAGGCCAGAGAAAAGCAAGGATCACTGGGATGCTAAAGTATTGAAATTAGTTTCAAACAAAGGATACGAACTTATATTATTGCTACCAAATAGAATTGATGAATATTCAATGATGAGAGTGCATATAAAGGACACGGATTTAGGAAAGTCTAGGTCTTTGGGTGAGTTTGAGGTGAATGGTAATCTTGCAAATTTCGTAACAGATATAAAAGAAAAAATAACAAGACTTGAAAGTGAATATTTTAAAGATCAAGGAGAAAAAGAAGTTCCACCAGTATTGGAAGCTATATCAAAGAGATTTAATATCAAATTAAAAAAAGATGAAAGAGGGGATTGGGAGATAAGACAAAAGTACCAAGACGCAGACAAAGATTATATTATAACCTTTTATATCAGAACGAATAATGATGATATAATTTTTGTTCTGAATAAAAAACAGAAGTCCATGAATTATAATACATTTGGTTATAATGAAGCGGTTCTTATTAGGTATAGGGAAAGATATAGTCCAGAGGAAATTGTTGATATGGGATTAAAGGAATTGGAATTCAAAAGATATGGAAGCGTATCTGTGAACCACGATGCAATGAAGACAATAGGATTACTAAGAAAGAGAGTTTTTAGGTTATGATGACATTTAAGAAATTCATATTAAGAGAGGGGGTTACAATATCAAACAAAGAAAAGTTTGATATGTGGGATAGCGTTCAACGTGGAGAGATTCCAGAGGATGAATTCTTGAAAGCAATAGAGTTTGAAAGATTTAAACCAAATAGTAAATTACAAGTAATTTCGCATAATGGTAATGATTTTCATATCAATGAATCTTTAAATGGTAAAGATATACATACAAAATCTTTTTATAATGAAAATGGTAAAATCGATGTATGGGAACGTTGGATGGAACGTAATATATATGGAAACATCGTAAAGAGTTGGGATAATAGGGGAAATGAAAGATTGAACGATGAAAAAACTCTATAGGGAAAATTCTTAAAAATTTTGAAAAAAAAAAATTTTTAACTTTGTGTGATTTTAAAACAACCCCCCACCCCCTATGTTTTGAAACTCCACCTAAGAGTGGAATAATTATAAACCACCCGAAAAACCGAATGGCCTAATTTGTGTAAAATTTTGGAAAAGATTTTTCTGCACACACCCCCCACTTCCAAAAATCCAACCTGCTAATATACCAAATTTTGGTGCTTATGTCCAGCACAAAATTCACCCTAATAGAACTTTTTTTCTGGCACGGCAATTGCTGGTAGCACAAGTCGTGCCAATATGGGGAACACTCCTGTAGCAAGAGCCATGCCAATATAGTTGGCATACCATATGCTGGTAGCATTCCCCATGCCAACATTCCAATAGCATAGACCATGCCAAGATTGAATGACCCAATGCCATACCCATTATGGTTGGCATGATTCCTGCACACTGCATTTTCCATGCCAAAATTCAAACCATGTAGAGACGCAACTATTGGATAGGCTCAACCATCATTTGTGCCACTTGCCTATTGGTGAAGCTGCAAGGTATCTACAAACGCTTTGCCCCCCATCTCCGCTATGATGGTATTGCTCGCAAATAAAAACGATTCCTACGCCATCCTCAAGCGTTCCGCGAAGGCACAAAAAAAGGGGGCATAACCATTGCTGGCTATGCCCCCCTCGCTCTTTGACTCCTGTTGCTTCCACATAAATTGATTTAAAAAAATGATTATGTGTTGACTAAATAATAATATGGAAACTAAACAATGTAAGATATGTATGAATCTGTTTGATATAACATCATTTAGAATGAGAAAAAAATGGCGCGGCAATATTTGCAGAATGTGTAGAAACACACAAAGAAAAGAAAGATACCATTCGATTGAAAAGAAAGATGATGAGTATATTGAAAAGAACAGAAACAGAGCAAAAAAATGGTTTAATGATAATACAAAAAAACACGCTGATAATTGTAGAGATTGGAGAAATTCAACAGATAAAGGATATTGGTCTAACAAGATAACAAGTATAAAGGCAAATTGCCGAATACGCGGAATGGAATGTTCAATCACAAGAATGGATTTGGAAAATATTTATAATAAGCAAAATGGGAAATGTGTTTTAACTGGAAGAGATTTAATTAAAACGAGAAAAAAAAGTCAACTCGATACTTGCTCGGTTGACAGGATAGATAACAAAATAGGATATGTAATTGATAATATAAGACTTATAACATTACAAGCTAATATATCAAAATCAACGGGAACTGATGAGGATTTATTAAATTTCTGCAAAGACATTATAGCGCATAACAAAAAAACCCCATAGGAATTAACCTATGGGGTTTTATGACTCTCTGACTATTCCTGTTACTTCTTACTTGTAGAGGGATAATTAACCACTTCGACAAGTTCCTGTTTGGCTCTCGTTATTGCAACATACGCCAAATTTAATTCCTGCCCCTTCTGCCACTCTTTACGAGCCGCTTTGGAAGGCATGAACTGAGGTCGATCAAGAAGGAACACCCTGTTCCATTCCAGACCCTTGGAGCGATGGACGCTCGAAAGAACCAAGCACTCTGGCACTTGCCCGAATGGGGTATCCCCAAACATCTTGTCGATGCTGTTGAATAGGTCTGCTTTGCTGGTCTGACCCGCTTCGATGCAACGCTCAATGAGTGCCACAAGTGTATCGCACTTGTCCTCAATGGATTCGCTCTTATGAAGTTGATCCTTCTTGGTGAGCTTGTCCAGTTCCTTGGACTTGTATGCCTCAACCCGATCACGCAACTTGCTCAAGTCATTGACCTTCCAACGATTGGCGAGTGCTTTGATAGTATCTGCCACATTGCGTCCCTCAATCCTGCAAGGGATTCCCTTGCGAAGCAATTGGAAGGCAATGCTTGCGAGTGGTGCGTTTTTCCTGCACAGAATGGCATCTGCTTTGCTGAATCCCCATTGGGCGAAATCAGAAGCGAATGAAGTCCAATCAAGCTCACGCACGATGCCATCCTGCTGACCATCGAAAGGTTGAATCTCTGGATTCCACTTTTGGGCATGGGCAACGATGTTCTTGGCACAACGATAGCAGGTTGAGAGTGGCAAGCTGACCGCATTGGTAGCCTGTTGAATCTTCTCCATGCTGTCATGGTCAGCACCAGCAAACCCGTAGATAGCTTGCCGTGAATCACCTACCGCAATAAACCTGCCATTGGGTGCAAGGTGAAGTTGGGCAACCTCACGACGAAGGTCAGATGTATCTTGTGATTCATCAATGACGACCCAATCGTATTGAGCCGAGGGCTTTAACCCAAGGTAGATTGGAGCATAGATTTGATCGTCAAAGTCGATCAAGTTGGTATTGATGCTCTGGTTGCTGATGGTCAGAACCCGCTTTGCAAGGTCAATGACCTCATCCTCAGTCCATCCGCAATCATCGTTATCCTCGCATCCCGCTTTCTCTGGAATGGAGAGAGCATGGTGATCAATGATGGCAGACCATGTATCATTGTCTCCGAATGGTTTGGAGGCAACTGCACCTACCCCGCTGATTTTTGCAAGGCTAACGAGGCGAGAGAGGAATGGCAGGAGAATGTATTTTTCCTTCTCGTTGCCAATGAGGTTCTTTGCAATGGTGTAAACCTTCTGACCATCCAGATTGTATCGACCTTTGCGAGATGAGGTGAGCAGACCGAAACCAAGTGCATGGAAGGTCTTTACACATACAGCAGGATTGGTTATCTTGCTCTGTGCCTCAACCGCATTCTTCTTGTTGAAGACGAGGTAGAGGATTCGACCCTGCATCCTGCTCATTGCCTCGATCATTGTTGAGGTCTTGCCGCTTCCTGCAACCGCTTGAATGACAGCATTTCCGCTACCATTCTCGACCCAATTCATTACTGATTCTTGATTTTGTGACAATTTTAACATATACTTACTTTCTAATAGTTTAGAGGATAAATTATTTAAGAGGTTTACATCATCCTCTGGATGTAAACCCCTTGGTTTATTGTTCTTGGGGGAACAAGTTAAGGGTTTAACCGAATACTAATTCTACATGAAAAGTGCCATTGCAATTTTCAGTTACCTCGCAATTTCCCTCATAGTATTTGAGGAAATCGCAAAGCGTTTTGACCGAATGGAATGTGAGTGTTGTTCTCATTGGTGAAGGTTCAGAATGTCTTGAACCGAATTGATTTGATGAGGTTCAATTTTCCTCCAAGTGAATTGGGTGAAAGTTCCAGAGTCATTTTTGACTGCTTCCCAAATGGTAATGACCTCTTTCTGAACTAACGAAGAGAGAACTCCCCTCGCCACTTTTGGATCAATACCAGACTCTTCTACCGAATCCTCAATGATTCCGAAATCATGCCCATTCCAATCCGAGGAGTGGAACAAGTTCTCGATTAAGGTCGATTCCAATGCTGTAAATGATTTAGCCATAATTTATTTCGTTGCCCCTCGCTTTAGCAATATGCTTTCCAAGACTTGGGACTTGGCAAAGCGTAAAACATTTACGCCTCGGTAGGTTAGCAACAGGAATGTCAAGGAGCAAAATCAACATGGAACGAATCAAGAGCATGGCAGGGCAAATATTGCGCCGATTCGGACTGCACCCGATTTACAACGCAAACTCACCAAGCATGGATAGAAACGATCAGATCGGAGGGATGGCAAGGCGAGTCGAAAAAACGCCAAACCCCATCCCACAAGAACCCGAATGTCACCAAGAGCAATCACCTCGATCAGCACCGCATTCCGATTACCACTTTTTTGGTTTCATTTTTTAGGGTTCTTGCGAATACATTAACCCGAATTGCATCCTCACCACAACCTCTGGATTCAGAAGATACAATGCCTGTATAAACGCGCATTGATAGCGGAATACCATTCTTGTCTATGCGCTTTGCAAATACTGATTCATTGCAATTTGGAATAGAAATTTCTGCAAATCCAAGAGTGGAAAGAAAATCCTGCATTTCAGACTTTGTGATGTTTGTGAATTTTGACATATTTGTAATTGATTTTGAAGGATTGTATAGATTTTGATTTATATTGCAAGAAAAAAATGAATTTATTTTTATTCTCAAGTATAAGTTTATACAATAAATTTTTCAAATTCTGGCATTCAACAACTTATAAATTTTTAGCAGTTCCCCACTACTCCCCATTTTTCCCCATTTTTCCCCAAAACTTGTCAATATTTTTTCTATAAATATCCGTTTGCTTTATACCAATCTCTAACGGAGTCATCATAGAGAATCATTCCACTTTCAAACATATTATCTAAAATTGATCTATAATTATCTGGATGATCTTCATCCAATTCGTTCATATTTTCAAAATAATATAATGCCGTTTTTAAATTTTCTCCAAGAGAATTGTCTATTGTTTGATCTTCTATTCCTTTTTGTATTTTATTTATTATATCTTCTATTTTCGCTTTATATTCAGATTTGTAAGTTATGTTTTTTAATTGAGATATATCGTATAAATTAAACAAATTACTATCTCTCATTATTTTTTTCAATTCTTTCCAATCCGAATTACTATCAAACCATGAAAAGTATTTTTTAAACAATTTCTTTGCAACTTCTTCATATTTTTGCGGATCATTGTATCTCAATTCTTCCAATTTATCATCATCTTCCTTTGTAAAATCAAAGGAATCATTATCCTCTTCTATCACTTTGTTGTAAAGCTCATTAAATTTCATAAAGAATTATTTATGTTTTTAGGGAAATTCAAACTCCATATCTGCTATTGCTTGTGCATCTGATCTATCGCATCCTTCCTTTTCAAGTTCCTCAACTCTCCTTACCCATTGTTCATGGTATGGAGATTTTTCATGGCAAGCAGGGTATTTCATATTTTAATTACAGATGCAGGTAGAGATTCAAAGATTTCTTGGAGAACATCACGATCTTTTTTGAAAATTGAAATTGCCGTAGCATTTTTCCCCCTACGAACCATTTCATCAATTTGATTATTATGTCGAGAGATTGTGGATTGAAGTGCAAAATAAAGTTCAGTCCCTTGTTCTTCCGTTAGGTTTAATGTGATATTCATGGAATATTATTTCGATGTATTGTAGATAAATCTCTTGTGTTTCAATTCCTTTTCCGCTTCTTGTAATTCCTTG